GTCTTACTGTTTTGACATGCCCACTCAAGCCGAAGCCCACCCTAGGTTTCGGGTGTCAAAATCGCGGGATGCTGCGACGTGCTCACGCAGAGCACACGTGGAGGCCTTGCAGAACGCACCCGCAGGCCTCCCCGCGCCCACCCAACGCAAGAATGCAGTCTCAGAAGATGGCCTCGCCCGCAGAGGCGACCTCTTCGGAAAGCTCTTCAACGCCGTGACCCAACGCACTCGCAGCCTTAACCACCCCGTTCCACATCTCGTCAGGAAGGGTGTCGTGGTAGGTGTGGCTCGCGGTGGCGGGGTTCCCAGGGTCGAACCTAACCCTCCACTCAATCGTCACCATAAATTCCAGGGTCTTAGCCTCGGTGTTATTCTGCACAAACACAATCGGGGCTAATGCCGCGGGGCTGTGAGTGTCGCTCCACTGAAACACTCCAGAGTATTTCTGAACCGGAGCAAACTTGGCATACTCGGTCATGTCGAGCGGGTAAGAGCTACATTTGACCCCGCGCAGGGCCAACTTACCGCCTGTCAGCAACCTGGGTGAATAAAACGAGACGACGCGTGCGGCCATCTCATCAAACGTCAACCCAGGCGGTGAAGTCCCCAATGGCAACGACTGATTAACGCGCGCCATCGCGAAAACCCCTGCGCCGTCTTGTAAAGACGCTGGGTTCATCACCTGCACTGTCATCGCCGCGGGGACAATTTCACACGCTTCCGCCAGCCCCAGCAGTGGCATATTGATGGGCATGGTGTTTGGAGACGACGTGATGTCAGACGATGACACCACACTTTCAACGCCACACCAATCGAACCACCTCTGGGTAGTCTCGTCCCAGAAAGGCGCAAACAATAAGAAGTTGGCTGAGCTGCGGTGCAGCCGCGTGGTGCGAATCACAGCGTACGGACCGACCGCGCGTGGCAGTCCCAAAGTGCGCGGAACTCGCGCGTCCAGGCACTTTAACAATGCCGGAATTGAATGTCTGGCGCCCTTTCTCGTGCCGAAGTTCTTCTTCGGCGTCGCCAATGCACCTTGGGCCAAGACTACTGTGGCGTTGCCTCTCGTCATCTTCTGCCGTTCGCCATTCTTCGCCTTGAGGTCCTTTCGCACCCTGCGTAAAACGCGCGCTGCTTTCGTGTTCCCTGATTTCGCCATGAGCTGTTTACTGCACACTCGCGTAAGAGCGCTGCGTGTCTCCTGTGAGAACGCCGTGCTTTATCCCAGAGCCGTTTCCGTCCGCTCACCTTGAGCTCGGCTCTTTGTTTCCCTGTGAGACGTTTTGACCTGCCCGTCAAGTCTAAAGGTATTTAAATATCGAAGCGATATCCCGTAGCCACTTCGCGTTGCACGTCTGGGCAATCCCCATTATGCACCTCGCACGGCTAATGCGAAACGCAACATCCAGTCGTGCGGCTAGGAGGCCTTTGTATATTGGGACCTGGGTGGGACACCCTCCCCGTCACTCCAGCCCACAAAGCGCACAACCTTCGTACTCCTGAACGTACAACGACCGTCTTTCACGGAAGGCTCCAACTTCCAACCCTACCAGTAAGGTTAAGACGGCACCCTCACCGTGAGGCACGCCACAACCACCAGGCTCTTCACGGGGTTCCGGGCCCGCTACTGAGGCATAAGGTATCCACCCCGGGAGTACATTACGTAACGGGGTTGGCGGGTGCGGAATCTGAGAGAAAGCCCGAACACCTGCTTTGGTGAGCAATGCTTTCCGTAGCAACTCGTCTTTCGAGCTGTTTGCGCTCTCGCTCCGCATATAGGCGTTCTACCCGCCGTGGAATTCACGCAGCTGTTTAGCCCTAAGCTTGCCTGTTGCCGCTGAGAACGACAACAGTATTCCCAGACTGCGCCAGCGCGTCGGACGAACGTTTACCGCTGGATTTTATTCGTACATCTGGATTACTCCAGCTCTCGTCTCACAGGGGGCGGTATTTATATCGCGCCCCGTACCCGGCGCGACCGTTCCGGTGGCCTAGCTAAGCCAGGACGCGGGCATCAACCTGGCCAAGTCGTGCCCGTGCTGCTCCAACGTGAGGACTCCGCACAAAGTCGCCCACTCCGAATCGGTCGCCGCCCCCGCACTGGCGTCCGCCCAGCGCCGCCACAAGCGCTCGTCGGTGCAGACAGGCTGCGGGAATGTCAATACTGAAGTGTCGACCTGCTCTCCAGTAGACATATAGCGGTCGTGAAGCCATGCAGCACTCGTCTTGCTGCAATCATGCTTCCTGTGATCATCGAACATGGCGCGGCTAAACGCATACATCGGGGGGACCGACGCGTACCTGTGGCCGAGTTCGATGGCATATCTAGCCATTGTGCCGTGATATTCATCGTCCGAACACTCAGTTGTCATCCAATCCTTCTCTGCCAGCAATCGCTTGATGGGCGGCGCCGCGACCAATTCTCCGTCCGTAGTGAAAGCTGGTTTGCCGTCAACCATCAAGGCGCGCTCTCCGACGAACTCTAAATAATCGTCGCCGGTCTGGTTCACGCATCTCAATTTCGATTTCCAGCCCCACCGCGTGAAGAAAGCGGTGATGTCGTCAACGGGTATCTTCTCCTCCAAAGATCCCGCCGTGTCGTCCCCTTCAAACGCCAATCGAGCGAGGTACTGCTTGCCATCCCTCGCTGAGGTGTAGAAGAAGTTCTTGCCCGCGGAGCGCACCCATTTCAAAATGCTGACTTGAACGTGCGACCCGGTGAAAGCAGGCGTGCCCTTCACGCTTTCTTGCCCGCCGGCCGCTGATAAGAAGGAAAACCACGCTAGCACGTTTTGAAGCCAATTGCCCGATGAGGTCAATCTATCGCCGCTCTCGCGCATGGGCCGAGGCAATTTAATAGTCACCTTGCACTTCGCGCCCGCGGCGTCGCTGAAGCTCATCGACCAAGTGGCCCGTTTTGTCCTGGCCGACGCGACCCTCTCAAAAGTCGCCTCCCCTATGTCCGCCAGGTTGAGCTTTGAGGCCACATGATTAATAATGTCAAGCTCGGCCTCCTTCAATTTCTCACTCACGCCAAACTCAAACGCTGTCAAATCGTTTTCAACGAGTGCCGACGTATTCTTCAATGAGGTGAAATTGTTGAAGAGCTCTACTAGCGCCTTCGTCTTCTCGCGGCCTTTGATGTTCGAAAACTTCATCTTGGCCACCACGTGTTCGTAGACCCATGCCACCTTGGCTAGTGGGACCAACCGCTTGGGTCCATGATCTGCGATTGGTCGTGGCTTTGGTTTTGCCGAGACCTCCTTCTTAACGAATGCCTTGACCACCGTCGTGAACTCCGTCCCAGTGGCCATCGCTTCTTTCAAGCAGTCCTCCTCGGCCTGCTCGCGGCGCTTGACACTCATCTTCTGAGGGAAGGTGTCGGTCGTTTTCTCAAAGCCTTGCAGAGCCTCGCGGATGTTCGCCTCGGTGAATAAATGGGCCTTGAGCCCTTCCACCACATCTTTGAAAACATCCTGCTCCGCTTTGAACGGATTCCACTCGCCAACAAAAACGTTGCGCATGGCCTCCGAGGCAATGAGGTTATCCGGGCTGTTGGAGAAAATCTGTTTGTTGGACTCCGAGACCTGCGGAAACCTCGGCCTCGCGTCTCTTGGTCCAACTTCGACCCCCTCCAAGAGCACGGCGGTGTCTCCGATTTTAACGTCGGACTTGACCTCGCCTTCAGCCTTAACTTTAGACTCCTCCGGCACGGTAACAGAATCCAATCGTCCTCCCTCTACGTGAGCTCGGGCGAGCGCTTCCTGTTCCGTCGTGCGTATTGCGCGCTCGAGATTCTCACCAAGCGCGTCTTTCTCCTCCCCTTTACCCGGCTTCTCCCCCAGGGGTGGGACATTGGGAGGGTCGGCGTCACCAGTCCCGGGTGTGCCGTCTTTATTTTCCGCCTTGACAACGGGCGGTTCGGTGCTCGGTGCGATCTGCCAATGAGTGCCGCGTATCACGCGTAAAAAGAAAAACAAAAAGAAATACATGTACGGGGCGTTCTCGGCCTCGTCTCGAATGGCCTCAATGCCGACTCGTAACAAAGCCCGCTGTCGCCCGTCTGAAATCTTTGAGTTTCTCATTCCGCCGACCAACTGGGCCAGTTGCAGCTCTGCATTGGCAGCTTTCGTGCCCCACCACCTGCTCGCCGTACCCAAATTCACGAGATGAGTGGCATCATTGACGAGCTGCGCTGGCACGTATACTTTCTTCAGGACGCGCTTCCTTCTCCACGCGGGAACGCCCGCGTCGCAAGTAGTGCATCCTACGGATACGGCCATCTGGCGGTGGAAGCATGATTCACCGTTCGAAGTGGACAACTCTTCGAACGATTGCGCATCGCACTTCGCACATGGCGCCCTTCGATTAACACCAAAAAGCACCATTCTGCAGCGTAGTCAAGCTTTCGCTCTTGAGGGTTGCAGACGAGCCCTCCCACCTTGGTATTGTTTCTCTCAGTATCAGTACGTCCGATCACCTTGGGGG